AGCAGGCTGTGTTGAGCGCCTGGCGCCAGCCAGACCAGTAGCGAAGGTGCGGTCAGTGCCGGAAGAACTGTCACCTTCACCAAACGCACCAAGAATGCTGAATGTCTGGCGACGGCCAAAGTTGCCGTCAACAGAACGACCAGACACCACCTTGATTGAACAGGTTTCAGTCGGGTTGCCAGCGGCATCAACGCCACGAGTGCAGGTTTCGTCGTGGTAATCTTCCAGCTTCAAAACTTCCTTCGTCTTGTTGCCGTTAGCGTCAGTCTTTTTGTGCATATATGTAAGCGGCACCCGCGCACACGACCGTTCACCATCTAGCGAAACGCTGGGCATTGGAAAGCTGCCACACGCCTTGCCACTGAAACCCACACGGGCCAAGCCAGACTGTTGCTCGAAATAGATTGAGTTTTTGTCGCCCGCAAAGGCTTCGTCAGTTAGTGCTGTTAGAAACAGGGCCACCGCCCCCATGATCGTCAGTGTAACTCGCATCACAAATTCTCCGTTCTGTTATCTTCGTCACGATTGCCGCTTGGCTTGGTGCCACCATCCCCAGGGCGTAGATCGTCCTTTCGTGGTTGCATTCTAGGCCACCGAGGCCAGCGCATCCACTTAGGCCAAGCAGACCAGCGAGGCCAATTGCTCCAACTCGACATATCACTTGGACTCTTTCAGGATGATTGCCACAAACGCCAGTGCGCCGGTAATAGCGCCAACGTAAATATCAAACTCATCCTGACTCATGCCGAACAACAGTCCCAAGCCAGCAAGCCCAGCCCAGGTCGATGGTTCTTTAAGTCGATCAATCAAGGTGTTCATCTTTCTTACCCTTTCTTGTGTAAACCCGCTTTTTATTCGGTATCTTCCTCTGGCGAAACAGGGGCGATTGTAGCGTCAAAGCGGAAATACAACGCCGCCCAGATGGATTCAATGATTCCGTCGAGTTCTTCTTTCGTCGCCTGCCTCTTTTCTTTCCTGTACTCATCCAGATAGATTAATTCGCCCATTAATAGCTCCAAATTGTTGGTTCTGTCCTATCCATCCCCAGATGGATAAACCGCCCTTCATAACGCCCCTTTTGGTTGACGCCAAAGCGCGTGAAGCCCCGTTTATGGGCCAAGATCAAAAGGTCTAGGGCATCGCCCCACTTTACCTGTATATCGGCTGCACGGCCCGTTAAATGGCCGCTGGTTCCACTGCCGCCGACCGCCCTGTTGTGCGCCTCGCAACGATGGCCGCTGGTCACTGGCATAGGCTTGCCGTAGGCATCGCGCAGCCATTGCAGGGAATCCATAAATTGAACGTCAACGAAGGAATCACATTCACCACAACGGCAAAGCATCTCTTTTGGCGTGAACGACACCCAACGCCACGCAACAAAACCGCCGTCAGAAGTCCTTATTTTGTCCAACTCACCCATGACTTAGACGCCCCTTTCTTTTTGTCTTCGAGGTAAATAGGCATCTGGTGCGTTATGCCGCGATCAGAGTGAGTGATCCACAGTGCCTGCGCCGGGACTTCATACGAAAAATTGCCCTGAAACGCATATTCGTCATAACCCTTGAGCGAGCCGTTGACGATCAGGTTAGGCAATTGCATCAAAGTATGAAAATGGCCGACGATCATTGTCTGAAACGGCATGTCAATTGCCGCGTTGCGCGATGCCTTCTTGTGTCGCCCGCGCGTGATAGGGCCAAGCGGCCCGATCATGCCATCACCGCCTCTGAACTGGTCGCCGTGTGACAATAGATATTCGTGATCGTATATCTTAAACAGGCAGTCGGAACCTTCGGCAACATTAAACTGAATTCGGTCATCCCCTGAAAAATGCTTTTCCAGAAGGCAATAGACCAGCCAATCAAAATTGGTGGCGCTGCGTTCTTTCGCTTGAACCTTCTTTGTGTTCCTGCCGTGGTTGCCGGTAACACACGGAACATAGACCCGCCCAAACCTGTCCGCCAGGGTTGATATGCACCAAATAAGATTCTCGAACAAGTCAACCACCGTCGGCATTATAGGCGCGTCATTGGTCTTGGATAGTTCTTCGTGAATGTCGCCCGTGATCATGTCGCCGCCCAGAGCAAAGACAATGCCGGGGTAATCGGGGTCTTTAAATTCGCTAGTCAGCAGGCCAACAGCCGTATTGATTAGCGACCTGCACCGCGCCTTGGCAATCTCCAGGTCGAACTTGTTGACGCCATGAATCTCATCGGGATTTACAACCTCGCCCCAATGCCAGTCTGATGCAAACAGTGTTGGCACACCCAGACCGGCGCGTTTGCTTGGCTTAACTATCCATTTTGGCGGCGCTTTTTCTTTTTCCGATACAAGACCAACCCATGACCGCACATTTGCGCGGGTAATCTCCTCGCTTTTGATCTGCGTAAGAAGAAGCCGCGCATCGCGCAACTCCTGCTTTACAACGTCCAGTTCGTCAGGCTCGATAGGGATTGATCCCGGAGATGGCACAAATCCCGCGTCACGTGCAGACTTTAGGCGATGTGAAAAGGCAGGCTGTTTGCACGGCCATTTTGTGTGCCGCGAAGCCTCGCTGACGCTAGAATGCCGCGCCAATAAATCTACAGCTTCTTGTAGTTGTTCGTCTGTCAGTGATGTTGTCATGCGGCCACCTGTAAAAAAATGTATGACACGATGGACAACGCCGATGCAATCCCGGCCAGCCCCGCCAGCCGCCGTACATTACGCCGCCAATCGGCTCCAGCCGTCAGGTTCCAATATGAGACCACCGCCATTGTCGACGCGGCCACCAGCCATAGGCGGCTAACCACGGCAAACAGGACAAAATTAACATTCTCCGGCCCTGCGCCGACTTCATGCCACCCGACCTGCCAAAACAAGATCGAGACGATCATGCAAAGCGCAACGCACTGAACCGCGCGGGCGTCCATTCTCATTGACCCTGTTGTGTTGTGAATCCATGCCATTCGCTGTTTGACCCAGACAGCCATGACGACGATCATTAGATAGCCCAAAAAATCCCTGCAAATATCCAAAAGGTCAAACATCTTCCCTTTGTGCCTTTAATTGTTGTGATAATTTCTCAATTTCACCCCTTAAGACGCGCGACGATTCCTTATGATCTCTTATCGCCTTGTCCGCGCCTTTCAAACATTCATGTTTAATTAAAATCTTTATAATCTTCCGCATCATTGACCGCGCCCCATGAGATGCGTGCGGATATCTGTGATGGCGGTTGCGATTGTTTGCTGACTCGCGGCGTTTTCGCTCAAGGCTTGTGTCAAATCCGTAATCGCCTTGGCCTGCCTGTTGTCGCGGTATAATTGCCACACCAACCACATTCCTAGGGGGCCGTATCCTAACAGCGGGTCTAGCCAACTCTCCAAAATCGCGCCCCTGTTTTAGCTTGTTGATCATAAAAAAACATACTTATATAGAGGGGTTAATTTGAAATGACATATGGTGTCATGCGGTTGGCGAAAGACGAAGCCGAACGGGCGCCAGCCATCCCGATCCGATCAACTTCACGCTCCAGCATGTAAGACTTGAACAAATCAGCAATAAGTTTTTGCTGATTTTCATTTAATTCCGTAGCACCAAGCTGCAATAGCTCACCCGCTGTCGTCCCCGCAGCGTCACGCTGGCCCGCCGAAGTCATGGCTTCTGTGAGCGTGTCGAAGGCGGTGGCCGGTGTGCGGAATTTGCTAACAGCCCTTGAAATAAGGCTAGGGTTTTCTTCAATGGCCTTCATCTTTGCCGCCATGTTCTTTGTCCGCGACCCGGTAAGAATGGCGTCCTCGGTACGGGCCATGCTTTTTTCTATGTCTGCGCGTTGAAGGTAGTTTTCCACGGCCTCTGGATTGGTAGAAATCTTGGCCAGCTTGCGGCGCATGGTTTCATTATTCAGGCGACCTACCACATTGATTGTGTCAGACGGGCGCATAACATTGTCCTGAATGCTTTCCATTGCACTCTGGCGGTAAAGCGCCTGTTCTGTTGCAGACATGTCTTTCATGGCATTAGCAACATCATTTTCAGAAGCCGTCCAGAACTTCTTGCCAGCTTTCAGCGCGTCTTGCCCCTCTGACTTGCCGCGCCAAACCTGTCGAGCCTGTTCGTATTCAGGGGAAATTTTCTCCATTGCAGAAATCAGCTTACGGCGCGTTTCTTTGGCGATACCGGCTAGGCCACCTTTACCGTCTTTGTAAAGCTGCGTCACCTTATCGTCCAAAGCACGCTGGATGTAATCAAGGGTCTGCATATTTGGGGAGCGCACCAAACGAACCTGCCCTGTTTTTGCATTTTTAACAAAGATATTGTCCAGCGGGGGCAAATCCTTGTTAATCAACATTCCAGCCGAACGCTCTGCGTCATACAGACGCAAAGCATCATCGTAAGCCTCTTTAACAATGTCACTGTCTAGCAGCCGCAAGGTATCAAGATCACCAATCTGCGCAGGATTAGCATATGCAGCCTGATAAAGATCGTCTGCCTCCCTGCGTGCCGCATCCAGAATTTCGTCTTCAGCCTGTATGCGGTTAATGGGCGACTGGCCCGTCAAACTAACGGCGTCATCAGTAATTCGCCCGTACTGGTTGGCGCGACGGGCAGACATGAAATCCACCGTTTCATCCAGCATCGGGTTTCCAGGAATAGCCGCCGCTGCCTGCATTTCTGCCAGCGTGTTAGCTCCCCCTATATCCGCTACCGTCTGCTGTTTGCCCGGCACACGACGCAGCTTGTTCGGATTGAAGGCGTCAAGCCGCAAGTCTTCCATCAACAGGCGTTGCGCTTTGTTCAACTTCTGGATGCCTGGGTCCAAAAATCTACCCACGTTCCGCGCAACAGACTGCGCCGCAGGACGACCAGCGGCTAGAAGATAAGGCGCAACGCCGCCAAGGGTGGCCCCGACGCCACCTGTAAAGGCGCGATTGACAAAACCGCCCTCCCCTTCACCAAATCCCGCAATTGCGCCCTCTGTCGCGCCAATCTTCGCTGTTTGCCCCAGCGTGCTACCCGTGCCGCCCAACCCAGCGCGACCAGCAACCAAGCCAGTCAGAACCCCGCCGCTACCTTCCATGACAGGTGCAAGAACAGGGTTTTTATCCCGGTACTCATTGAGAACACGGCGGTTAATGTCCAGCCGCTTGTCGTAATAGTCGCTGCCTTCGCCCGTAATCAAGTCGGTGAATGACCCTTCCGGGCCAGAAATCAGCGTAGCCAAGGCCGCGTTTATTTCGTCGCCGTACCCCAGCAAAGAGCCGTGCCCCATTTGAGCCAAAGCTCCTTGCACCCCGCTATGGGCCTTCTTTTGGAGATCATAAATGCTCTGATATTCGTCGTCGCCTTGCTGCGCCGCTCTGTAACGGCGAGCCATTTCTTCCGCTCTCCCACGAAGAACTTCATCGGGCGTATTTTCATCTGGATAGTCAAATCCATACTCATAACCGTCAATGACTACTTCATATCTAGGCATAGCATCACCATTCTTATTCTACACGGCGCACGGTTACATTGGTTGTGTCCGGCGTAACCATCAATTCTCTTTCCATTCTGCCTTCTTCCACATAACTCCGTTTCGGATCATATGGCTCCATGTAGGCCCGCTGTGCGGCCTCCAGCCCTTCATGCACGATGGCGTTCAGCACCTTGCCATACCGGGTCAGGTTATAAGCAAGCTGGTTAGGATCATTGGCCTGGTCAAACGTACCGCTCACAGACTGCAACATGCTCAATTCAATGTTACTGACATTACCCAGCGTACCACCTGTTGTAGACTGGTCACGCATCAACTGAAGGCGGTCAAACCCAATATTGGCGATAATGGCCTGAAGTTCTCCAGCAAGCCTCTTGGCATCTGTGCCTGGAACCCACTGCAATGCCGCCCCAAAACCTGTCGTATATGGCGTGATGTTATTCAGGGCATTAGTGATAAAGCTATTCATCATAGCATTACTTTGGGCGCTAGCAGCCGCCTTCAGTTTCGAAGCATCGTCTTCTGCCCGCAACTCACGGCCCGTAGAGGCGTCTACATAGTTCCGGTTCCGCACTGCTTCTGTCTTCGGAACGATAACTATTTCACCCGTTCTCTTGTCCATAACCTGGATAGGATCTTGGTCTGCCCGCGCCTTTGCCTCCGCGCTTGCGATCATGCCTGCCGTGTTAGATGCGGATTCATCAAAGTTGGGAACGGTCGCCACCGTGAAGTCATCATTCAAAACCTGCCCTTCGCGAAGGGGAGGTGTGTATCGGTCAACAGTATCAGGAGAGATACCGGCAACCCTCAATGAACGGGCATACCGGGCAGCAGGACCACTTCCCTTTGACCTTATGTCATTAACATATTTCCCCATAGACGGTAGATTACCAAGCATTGCCTCTTGATCGGGGGTAAAGACGGTTCGATTGGTGACGGCGCCGCCAACCATAGTATCATCCAGCGTGACACCAAGGCGCTTTGCTGCGTCAACAGCTTCGCGAGAGAAAGCCTGTCCTGTTGCCGCGTACTGGCTAGCTGCTGTCGCTAAAAAGTCTTGATCCGCATCAATCTGGCGCGTCGTTTCCAAAGCGCGTGATGCCGCGCCCCGCGCTTGGTCCGCCTGAAGCTGGGCAACAGCTCGGTTGTAGTCCAAAAATTCTTGGCGCTGCCGGTTCTTGTGATAATCACCTTGACCAAACAACCACAAAACACGATCCCGCCAATCACGGTTTTCTTTAGCGTACTGGCGCTGTTCGTCTGTCAGGCCGTCTGCACCGTACCTCTGATCTGCCATGATATTACCCTACCTTCTTACCCGACGGACAGGACCGCTCAAACCATAAGAACCAAGACCGTTAATGGCGCCTGATAGCATCCCCATGCGCTGCCCCATAGTGGGGTCATAACCTGTCTGCCCCATTTGGTAGGGCACCTGAACCTCTGCCATAGCCTGATCTATGATGCCCTGCTTACGCTTCTGTTGAGCAAGACCGCTCATTTGGCGCTGACGCTCGTTTTCGTCCAGAAAATCTTGGCGCTGGCGTTCTTGGTGATAGTCACCCTGGCCAAAAAGCCAAAGAACCTTGTCTCGCCAATCTCTTTTTTCAAGACTTTTGCGCTGCTCGTCCGTCAGGCCGTTTGAATTATATGCCTGATTGTCCATCATGCTGCCCCCTAACGCTGCTTCATTCCACTAGCAAAATTACCCAGCCCCGATGCTAGGTCACCAATACCAGAGGCAACACTGCTGCCGCTTCTCTGGTTGCCGATACTGCTAATGGCGCCTGTAAGAAGGCCCATCTTCTTGAACGGGAAGTCTTGCTCTGCGACGTACTGCTCATAGTTAAATGTCGGCAACAACTGGTCATACTGCTGCTGCGTCAAACCTGCGTCAAGCGCCAGCTTCCTAAATGCGGCATCCTGCTGGCCTGCCTGCGACCCTGCATAAGCCATGATCTGACTGGCGTCTAATCCCGTATCAGCCGCCAACTTGGCTACCGCCAGCCCCATATCTGCATTCTTCGTAGAAGCGTCCAAAAGGCCAGATGCATCAGCCAATGCGGCGTCGGCGTTAATGTCAGCCTGTTTCATATTGGCTTCGGAGGCCAACTTCGCATTGGCTAAAGCCACTTCATTCGCCGCCGTCTGGTTCGCGCCCTGGGCGGTAAGGCTCCGATCAGCGTTAGAAACACCAGCATTATAACGACGGTCAATATCGCCAACAGCCAGGTTTGACGCTGTGTCATAGCCAGTACGGTACAGATCAGCAATTGTCCCTGCCGCTGTGCGGTCAAAGACGCCTGTTGTTTCTGCCGTCAACACCTGCATTCGAGGGTCATTGGTAAAAGCGCCCGCCGCCGCACCAGAGGCCCGATCAGCAACGCGCTGCACCTCCCGATTGTAATTTAGATCAGACATTGTGGCGTCGATCACATTCCGAATATACGGGTTCATGTAATCGTCCATATTGGCGTCAAGGAATGACCCCGCCTGAACGTCCTGTGATGTCACCATTTGAGGAGCGGCAACAGTCGGCGCCGCCGCTACCGTTGTAGGAGCAACATTGGTGTATTGAATCTGTTGCGGCCTGTACCCCGCCGCTGTATTGGCAGCACCCTGCGCCGTCGACACAGCCTGATCGAACATGCCTTGGCCGGGGTTTGTTGCCGTCGCTGCATTGTTAATGGCCGTAGACAGGACATTATTCATCGGGGCAACGGCTTCACCCTCATACGGATTGAACGACGTGGAATTGTAAACATCCCACGCTTCGCCAAGTATCTTCTTACCCTGCTTTTTCAGATATTTTGGTGTGCCACCGCCGCTAAACAAGCCCATATCGTCAACTCCAAAAGTCCGGGCCGTTACGCCCTTTAGTACCAATGCCGGTGCTTTGGTAATGTATGTCAATTTCGTGAAGGAACGGAGCTTGGTTCAAGGTATCCGCTGTCCTTGTCGCATGACGCCAGGTTCGCACCATTATCAGGCCATCAACCTCCAACAAATCAGTATCAAGAACGCGATACCTGAAAGCGTCTTGTGCGCTGACCGTCGTAGAGGCGTTGTCTGCAAGAGTAACAGAAGTGGTACTGCTATATCCAGAAATTGTTGTTTCCAGATCAGCCCCTCCAGAACCAGCGCCCACAATCGTCACAGTCCGCCCAATATCTGCTGCCGTAAACAGTGCAGAAGCCGCCGTTAAGGCTGCTGTTCCGCTGGTGATTGAAACATTGACCGTAGCCGGTGAAATCAACCCACCAGACGCAGAACATTCAACCTCTGCAATCTGGTGCTTGAAAGCAGTTGGTGACGATTGCGTAACCGACACCGTAACAGGAGAACCGCTACCGGCTGTTCCCTCAAAAACAGCCTGATCGTACCCCTTGGCATAAGCCAGATCGAACAGCCAATTCACATCGCCTGTGCTAGCTGCATCAACAGACCAGTGAGTATGCACATATAGGTCAGTACCAACAGCATAATCGTGCGGCATGTGGTATTCGTTGAATACTTCTTGCTCTTGGCTGGCGCTGTCAAAATTCCACTGATAGATGTCACCGATATACTGACTGAACGCAGGGGGGGCGTTGCCGCCCGTTCTGGACAGGATATGACCGCGCAAATCCTTCCACGGATAGGTCGGTTCTATAGGGTCAACCTGGACGCCCCAACCTTCAATAGAAGGGTAGATAACACGCTCAACGCGGGTTCCGTCGTTACCGCCAACAATCAAATCTTCACCAACCTTGCGTGATTGTCGGGCCAGCGCCTCAACTTGGGTGCTGAACAAAAGCTGGTAATCAATGTTCCATTGGTCAGGGACAGGCGGGAACCGCATCTAACGCTCTCCCGCTACTTGAACCTCAATACGCGGAACGCCCCAGCGCCATTCTTTTTCCCCCGTGCTTTCGACCTTTACGGCCATCTGGCGCCCCGTGAAGCGCATATCTGTGTAGTTTCCGGGGGTATATGGCCCATATGTCGTTTGGTCGCCTGTAGGGGACGCTGCGCCGATGAACGATACCTGCAAATCACCTAAAGTGTTTTCGTCTGGAACAAGGCTTGTGACCCATGCCCAATATCGCCCCATCCCCATTTCAATAGGACCGCTTTGGGCATAAACAGAAGCACCGCCTACAGAAAAACCTGTTTCATGCTTGTACCAGTACCCATCCGTTGAAACGAATAGCGGTACATCATAGGCGCCAACGTCCACACCGCACGACCGATCCATTGAACCAACCGACCAATGGCCTTCGATGAAATTATAGGAAACGTAACTGTCGCATTCGTCGCCTGCCGTTGACGGATAAAAGAACCAAACCTCATTAAACAGGCTATTTGACGTTGCGGCAATCTTCGCCTTCTGGTCCCAATTCACATTAGCCTTTAGGTAATCTGTTACCTCACACGGGACAGGACGAACAGCGGAACCGTCATACACATAGAAGGTGCCCTGATAAGACGCCCACATAACATTGCCGTTTGGAAGTGAGACAACAGCATTTGGCGCAACCAAACCGCAATTGTCGCCCACCTTGGAGAACGAATAAATAAATGGCGGGCCGACATAATTCGCGACATGTGCATCAATATCAGTCAGCAAAATCGCTTGTCCACGGCCACGCATCCCATTCATTAACTTGCCGTTAGTAGTCAGTTCTTTAGAGCCAGCCTGATTAGTAGAAGCCGCCGTCCAGACCGTGTTGTTCTCTTGGTCGCACCATGACACTTTTCGACCATTCCCATCTGCGCCAAGAGCGAACACGAACCGTTCATCGGTTGTCATTACTGCATTGCAGCTTGTTGGTGAATTACTGATCTGCGCGGCAACACCAGATGTTGTCCATTCATACAACTTTCCGTCCGAAGTCAGACACCCCACAAGGTTTTGACCCCAAACATCCAATGACCATGTATCGGCGTCATCCAAAGAAGTCGCATCACTACGCGGCGTACCGTATTCATAAGCACCATACAAACCACCGCCATAGCCGCTAATGGCCGTGCTGTCTTCGTTACCCGTAGTCAAGCCGACCGGCGTAATGTCGGAAACCGTCTGCGCCTCATTCACAGAATACAGCTTCGATGCCGTCCCCGTGACCAATCGAGCATCACCTGAATTATCGGTCCACCCTAAAGCACCACGCGGGACACCAGTCATTTGCGTTGACGTAAATGGTGCCCAGCCGCCGACAGGAAGCATGGTGCCGTTACGCCAGCGCACAAGATTGGCGTCATACCAGCGCCCCATTGACTGATATTCCGTGCCATTCCGGAAGATACCAGGCGGGATTTCTATTTTCTGCAAGTCAGGCATCAGGACACCCACATAACAAATGGCGTAAAGTCAGGCACATCTTCTGTTGTGATTTCCAACTTAGGGTCTTTCGACGTGCCGGGTTCGTCGCTCGTATGATAAATGGACCAATCAATAGACGCAGGGGCAATGCCGTCAATCGTGTCAGTACCAATAATAAAATAGGTGTAACCCGTTTTATTAACAGCGTCAGCCATCCCCGCTTCCGACGTAAAAGCATAGTATGTGTCAGCGGTCCAACCGCCAGAAACATCATATTCTGCTAAAAGTGAGTTATCGGACCAAGGATATTGCCAATCGGCTGTTGCCAGGGTTGGCCCCCATGAATAGTTCCGCGCCTGCATTTTATAGGACCGGCTTGCTGTGTCACCAGCGTTCAACGACAAAACAGAAGTCAAAACCTCTGACGCATCGGGGATAACAGAAGTGTCGAACCCAAGAAACCCCTGATAGACAAGATAAACTGACTCGACCTTGCTTTTCCCCGCCGCCGTTGTTGCATATTCCCCTGTCGTTACGTCAGTCACCTGCACCGTGCCGCTGCCGTCTTTTGCGTTAAGCCAAACAGTGTCAGAGCAAAAAAGACCGCCGCCTGTGTCCATATAGACTGTGTAGCTACCCATCAAAGAACCCCGAACTCTGCATGATAAACACAAGGACATCGCTAGGATCAGCAGACCCTTCTCCATCCACAAGAGGCGGGTTTACGATAGTCCACGGATTGCTGAATGGCAGAGATTGACCATTGGCAGAAAGCTGAACCTGAACACACAGGTGCTTTTCCCCAAACGTCACATCAGACAAGCGAACGTCTAGGCCGTTATTCAAGGAAAAGGCGCGATAGTCACCGATATGATCTGCAAGGGTCTGAACATCCATCAATACGTCGCTCTTAACTGTAGAAGAACCTGCAACCCGCGTGGCGCAGACGCAGAAATGGCATCAACGTCAATTTCCAGATAATCGCCGTCAGCGAATGTCTGCGCACCATCCAACGTCCCGCCTGTTGACGCTGTGCCGCCACTAGCAATAGACATTACCGCACTGAATATCGTTGTTCCGTTCTTGTGAACATCAATAGTAGTCGCGCCGGTTGTCCCCGCCGTATCCACGTATGCCTTGGCGGCAACAACCGACCAGCTAGAGCCTGGCGGCGCATAAATGCGGCCCATAATGTTCGTATCAACAGAAAGAAGCGTTGATTGCTCAACAGCCCGCGCCATCATGTGCTGGTCAACCGTGACCGGCATATCAACGGCAAGAACCTTTTTATGCTCGGTCGCGTCAGCGTCATAGACCATCACATAGTCAGCATCTTTATCGACAGATGACAAAGCTGTAAGGCCATCAATATCAACATTAAGCGTGCGGGACGTAGTTATATCACCGCCACCAGAAAGCCCCTCACCACCACTGATCGAAATAGACGTATGCGCCACATGCTCGGTTTCGACAAAACCATACAAAGCATCGTGAGCAATATTCTCAATCAGAATGCGCTTATGCGCAGATGCCGACGTGTCATAAGCCAGAAGATAGTCAGCCGCTTCATCTGGAAACTCGTCTTCTGTCAGCGCATTCACATCAAGCGTAATAGAACGATTGGCGGTAATGTCCCCGCCACCAGTCAAAGCGCCACCCGCCGAAATAGAAACAGCAGAATGGTCAACATGCTCATTGGCGACAAAGTTTGTTAGCGCGTCATGGTCAATATTGGCCGTACCTGTGACTGTTATAGTGCCGCCGACAGTCAGTGTTTTACCAGAACCAACATTCAAACCCACACTTGTGCCGTCACCAGCGCCGCTAAATAGCGCGTCAATCAGGTCCATATCAGTATTGAGTTTGCCGCCCCATGTATCAGATGAAGCGCCATCTTCCGGCTTTGTCAGGCCCAAATTTGTCGTTGTTGCATCAGCCACAATTCACTCCATTAACCGATTACGCGCTTTGACCGCATGTTAAGCGTTCCCGTGGGATACCGGGACCGATCATCTTCTTCAATCATCAGTTCCAATGCCGCCTCAAACTCTTGGGCAAAATATATCAGGCGATTGTCCTGCATCATTCCAGCAACGTGCTTACAGACACCAAAGAAATAAACCTGCGGGTAGTTCGTCACCAACCAGTTCGTCGCACCGTCGGCATCTAGGCTGTCCAATTTCTTGTAATAGGTCATTTCAGCCTGCAAGGCTTCATCTGGAACCGGCATTAACTCCATTTCGTCACCAATGATCGAAAAGAACTTCGGATCATTCGCAACGGTATATTCCGGCTTCCACTGATCCATCAAGTCAGGGCGCAAGAACTCAAGGTGATTAACCGGGTCAGAATTGATCTGAACCCCGACCATGCCAAGGAAGTCAGAAGGAAGCGACGTAAAGCGAGAAGTCACACTGGCCGTTGAACGGCCTATTTGATGCCGAATACGGACCTTGGAATTAACCTGCGCTTCAACCTGGTGGATGGCCGCTACGGTGTATTCTACAGGCGCAGTAGAGCGGAACTGAAATTGAACTGCCTGCTCAAGTGATTGCCTGTCCGTAATTTCTGAAAACGCCATTTGGCATTACCCCATCCGTGCGCCGCCGCTTTCAAGAGAACGCCCGCCCGGCGCCTGTGCAGCGTCAGGAGCGCGGGTTGTCCGGTCAAACCGGCGCTGCGTTGTTAGCTCATTCATGGCCGATGCTAGGTTTTCGCCATAAATACTAATCCGCTCTTGGTCCCGAATGTAAATGGCGGCTTCCATTGCGGCGCCGTACAAATACACATCAGGTGCATCTGTAATCAGCCAATTCGTCGTGTTCAGCGAAGTCAGCGCCGGAATGCGCTGGTAGTAATACAGGGTGGCAGAAACATTGGCAGAAGGCCGCACAATGATCGTGGTGCCCGAAATACCAACATATTGCGGATTGGCATTAGGGCGGTGACGAAACAGAAATTCATCGCTGTCTACATCAACAATTTCTGGAAAACTGGTCGGCGTTGTCGAGCAGGACAACATCTTGTATTCCAGAAAATCGGAAGGCAATGTAGCCTCACCATCAGCGTTCAAAGACAGTGCTGATGTTGTTTCCATATCGCGAGTGCGGATCAAACGATTAAACCGCGCTTCTGCCTGCGAAATGAAGCCTTCGACCTCATTATCCAGATCAGACCGGCCCAACAGGTCTGTTACCGCTGATTTCAGTGTTGAGAAATTCGTAATCGTCATATCGGCTACTCCGCTGCCTCTTTGCCCTCAACATCTTTCAACATGAAAGCATGTTCACTTGAGAACTCAAACGTCCCGGCATGACGGACACTCTGCGATAGATCGTGGTCAATCATAACCTTGTGACCCGCTTGCCGCAACTGCCCGCAAAAATAAATGTCCTCACCCTGAAACTGATTGGTCCGGGGGGAGTAACCAATCATAAACCACGGTAAGGACAAATCCTTGAGAATGTCAGCCTTCACCATAAAGACACCCATACCCACCGCCAAACATTCTTCAAGCCCCGTGCTGTCTGGGGCGGTATAAAGGTATTCATCCAACATAGGGCTGGTGAAGGCGACAGGGTGCGTTGGCGCATTCCTTGTTGAGTAATTAGACGCTACAACAGGAACATCATGCGCCATTAACCGCTGAATTGTGTCTTTTGGAAACCGCATATCACTGTCCAGGAACAAGATATAATCGGCATTATTTTCAAGCGCCCGGAAAGCCAAATCTTGCCTTTGATCGGCAATTAGCGTGCCCGCACTGTGTAACAACACAACACGATCATCAGTATGTTTCATATGAAACCCTACCATTTTCGCCAAATCCAGCGAAAACATGGTATTCACTTCGTCACGGGCTGGTACACATACAGCAATCGTCGGCATTAAACGTCCCCTGGTCGTGTTCTGAAAAAGCGGTTATCTGGATCATTGAGCCATTTCTTTAGCTCATTTTGATCGTCGATAATCCCCTTCTGTTTTAATTCAAAGAAAAGGTGCAAAGGAATAGAAGCAACAAGCTGACCGTCACCCCACCGGGTAGGTGCATCATTAAATCGGGCCTTGTTGAAGTCAAGCAACGGCTCTGCGTCCTGCTGCTTCTCAAGAACAAACGTGTCATCGTCAGAATTATAGTGAAAAAAGGTCGATATTCCCGTTCTTGGATCAACCTCAAAAAGTCTCTTGTCAGACAAGATAGCCCCCTTCTGTGAGTGAGGGGGCCGAAGCCCCCTCAAACCATGACTTCACTAGGAAGTGGTCAAGTCAGCGGCAATACCGCAAGAGGCTTCTGCCCCGACTTCCAGACCATATTCACAGATAATCATGCGCTTTTCAGCATCGCCAGTCTTTGCAAGCTGCTCCTGCGTCATAGGACGCAGTTCACGCACTGCCAGATGTGAAAAGTCAATCACAAAGGCGTCACGCGCACGCTGGAAGCGATTGGGAACAATCGACAGGTTGCCAAAATCAGACACATAGATGTCTGCGGCGCCAATGATTGTTGACGCACGGTTGCCCCGCACGTTGAACCGCTGACCAGCAATACCAGTGAAGGCAGAAACAGCCTGCTTGTTGAAAGTGCCAACCATCAGGGTTGATGGATTACCGCCTTCGTCATAAACCTGCTTCACAACATCCTTAAGGATGGTTTCGGTAAATGCACGCTGCGTACCGTCAGTACGGGCCGCATTCACAATACCACCGGAAACAGTCGGATCAGAACCACCAGAACCAGCGTTGGTGTTGGTCCGAAGGAAGGCAGGAAGGCCAGCCGTAGTACGGGCTGTTGTCGTATTACCAGCGCCTGCGGCCTGGTTATACAGCAAGATTGCTTCCATATCGCGCTTCAGTTCAGAACCACGCTTGGCAAGCTGATAAGACAGTTCAGACTTGCGCCCGGCCTTGTCCACAACTTCCGTCGTTCCTGAAATCACAACATCCTTGCGGCTGATCTGCGTATAGTTACCCAACCGTGTGGTCGGCGTAACAGCGGCAAACGATGCAACATCGTCACCATCAAGAACAGCATTGGATGTACTGGCTGCGTTCAATGCATCAGACTGCCATTCAAACAAGGTCTGTTTGGCTGACTTTCGGGCTGCATTGGAAATAAACGGTGTTTCTTCCGGGCTGATATTATAGATAATATCAGACAGGTCTTCACGAATACCCACCGCGTCGTATGTCGTGAATGTATTTGCTACGATAGCCATGATGGCTTCTCCTACAACATAGTTTCGATTACACTGGCCGCATCATTCAGCGTACCAGTCTTTGCAAGACGCTGCTTGGCTCGTGTTGATTTGGAGACATTACGCTTTTGCTGCGCATCAGAAGAACCAGGTCGCATATTTTTCGACGGCTTAACGCGCTTTTTCACCACGCGCTTCTGGCCTTTGTCGTAAAGCCATGCTTTTCGCATCATCCCAAGCATATCGGCGTTATCAATGCCTTCCACTGCGTCTTCGGTCATACCCTGATCCAGCGCCCAACTTTTAATTTGGGTTAGCTCGTCAGCCATGACCTTCTGGTCGCCCCATTCAGAGACAACAGACGGCAACCGCTCGATTTCAGATGCAACATGATGCTGATACCGCGCCTGCGCGTCCTGCTGGATTGCCGCATTCACCCGCTCTTGTTCAGAACGAATAGCTAACAGCTTTTCCTGTTGGGCCGCATTACGCTTATCCCATTCATGCTTTACCTGTGTCGCCCGAATTGGGTCTGTCTCAAACATTGCATCCAGATCAGGCGCTTCTTCCATTGTGCTTTGCAATTGGGCCTCTAAAAGCGGCAAAAGATGTGCGTACTGTTGACGCTCACCCTCAATGCTACTCCGAAGGCTATCCATATCCTTGCGCTGCTCCGCAAGAGCCATTGTCTTGCGTGTGTAATCCTGGGTCCGGCTGTAACCGTCCAACAGTTCATCAATCGTTACCTCAAGTTCTTCGCCATCAACTTTTACGGCGTAGACCTCTGTCTGGTCGTCTTCACTGTCTTCGGCTTCACCTTCTTCTGGATCACCTTCATCGTCATCTGTTTCAGGGTCGGCTTCGTCCGTTTCCACTTCAACATCGTCTTCGATGTTCTCAAGCTGGTCATCAGCTTGTGGGCTATCGCCCTGATCGCCGCCTTCTTCGTTATCCTCTACAGGGTCCAGAAGATCGGCAATCTGACTTGCTGCATCACTTACTCCGATCCCGATTTCAGCACCGGGGTTGTCGGCATCATTGATGTCCATGCAAAAACTCCATTACGTTTCTTTGTTTATCACCTGTTGCGCGAATTTTCCGTTTTCCATAACGGCACGCAACCTTGTCTCTACCTCACCTATCGCCTTGTATTGGCGATAAATAAATTCCCGCTTCAGAATCTGGTGCCAGGACGTTGATTTCCAAGCCTCAAACAAATCGAGCGAAACCTGCTCTACAGCCCCTCGGTAAATTTCATCAGACAGTATTCTTTCTGCCTGTTTACCTTGGGCGGCTAGTTCATAATCTTTAGCCATTCGGCCCTTCTTTGTTTTGTCGCGCCGCATTTCTTTCGCGCTCAATATCCGCTTTTATTAGCTGCACGTCAACTGCTGCACCCCAACGGGCCTCAATTTCAGCGGCACGAAGGCGAATATCGGCATCCAATTTATCTCGCTCAAGATCATCCTTCATCAATGCTTCCTGGCGCTCAAGGTCAATCTTATTGGCGTCATTCATCGCATCAGCCTGCGCTTTTGTCGCCTCTGCCTGTGCAATAATCATATTCGGGTCAGGCTGCGCTGGCTCTGGTGGCGGCGGTGTCCATTGCGCCGGGTCAACAAAGAACTTTTCAGGCGACTTGAAGCCCATCAATTCCGTCATTGCGGCCAGCGTGTTGCGATATTCCTGCAAACCGGCAATAGGATTTTGTGGCCCCATCGCCTGAATAGCCTGCTCCTGCTTGTCAGCAATAGCCGATAAATAGGTCATTTTGGCCTCAAGGTCGCCAATACCCAACCCGACATTCACGGAAACATCCATGCCAGCGTCCCATGCCCGTGGGTCGATTTCTACCCACTTGCCACGAAGACGAACAACACGCGGCCTATCCTGATTGGCAACCGTCAATTTCAAGATGCCACGGAACAGCGGAACAAGCCCCATTTCAGCAAAAATACGCCCAATCAACTCTGTACGCTCCTGCGCAGAGGAAAGAGTTGCGGCAACAGCGGCCCGCGTCGAAGATTGCAAGGCGTCAGGGTCCAAACCAACAGCGGCCTTGGTAATGCCTGTGCGGTTTTCCCGCATATTGTCCATGTATTCCAGCGCAGAGAAGCCGTGCTGACCAACAAAAGGTGTTTCAAGCGGGAACGCCATACCCGGCTGGCGCATACGAACAACAGCGCCAACTTCCGTGTTCAGCACGTCGTCCATATTCACCATGCCTTCAACAACACCCATTCGCGGCGTTGTGGCCAAAGCCAGGCTGTCCAGAACATTCCGCATGACGCTGGATTTAATAAGCTGAATATCGTCCACGTTGTCGCCTACGCCCGTGCCCAACCATGTATGCGGTTCAGGGTCAGGGCAAAGATCGACAAACGGACAGAACGGCACTTCCTCATTGGCAACAATGTTCTTGCTGTCACCAATCACACAAATCTTGCGCAATTCCGCGAAACCGTCACCGTCATAATCGACGCGGATATAGGTTTCGGCGTAAAACACCAACTCCATGCTTTCATGGGCGGCACGATCAGTCGGCACCATTTCATCAATGCGGCGTGCCTGCCGGTCCATCGAATATTCCAACTTGTCAGAACCCGTATGGTCCCGCACCATTTCGTAGTCGTAGCCCATTTCAACCAGATCAGAGACCGTCACAAGCGACTGGTGCCCGACCATCAGAGCATCTTCAATAGACGTGGCACGACTGGAAATAACAAATTCTTCTGGCGGCACGGACGCCACCTTGACCCGACCATTCGATATTTCACGGGACAGGCGAACATCATATGTTTCCATACCCATTTCATCGGCGGTCATATTAACGACCTCAATGGTCAATTCCGGGTCGGCGCCCAAAACGGCCATATCAATCTGGTCGATGCCTGAAAGCTCCCACGCTTCGACCTCAAGGCTTTCATCCCACCAGTATTTAATAATCCCGGTTTTCAGCAACAAGGCGTCCTTGAACGCCTCATAGAACACCTTGAACCCCGGATTGTCGTTCTGGATGATGTAATTGACATAATCCGTTGCCTGTCGGGCCGCTTCGTCATCCCCCGGCCCCTTCGGGACAAACTCGACGATATTTTGCGCACCAAAGAACATGCGCATCAATCCCGGCATCATTGCTTGGATCGTGTCCCGAACATCACGGGATATAACCTGGCTGCGACCATCTTCCTCATTACCAAACGGCCTGCCGTGGTAATAATTCAGCAACCGCGCCCGTTCTGTTGAAAGAAAGCCCTCTTGCCACGTTTGGGCGTCTTCAAGCTCACGCTTGACGATACCTTCCAGTTCTTCAAGCGTGATCGGGCCTTCCTCCATCATTTCAGGATCGGATGCGCCACCCGCAATTTCATCCATTGCTTCTTCAAGGATTTCTGCCGCCTCTAACGCATCCATTTTTAGCCCCTGCTAGTCAGCTTCTACCGGCATGTGCCAGTATTTCCAGCCGTCATATTCTGAAATATTGACCTCAACGCCCAATACTTCCCTCACGGCATCCCCAACGCCTTTCATTGGGTAATCGTCACCGCCAATAATGCCACCAGCCTTCACTTTAGGCAACCACGCGACAATATCACGCTTTACGGTGTGATAATCATGCCCTGCATCCAGCCAAACAAAGTCAATCGAACCATCCTTGAACTTACTGGCGGCTTTTTCGCTGTCAGACGTGTGAACTGTCAAATCCAGCCCCGCCTGAACACACGGCTTCATGTTTTCTTCAAACACAGCCTTCAAATTCCGCACTTCCGGGTCATTCTTGTGTGCGTCTTCATCCGACCCTTGGAAATGGTCAACACAATGAAAGGCAATATCCTTGCCGCTGTTCAGGATTTCTACGCCCATATAAGCGGCACTTTGGCCCTTCCAGCACCCAACCTCCACAAAAGTCGCTTCCTGCCCTGCACGGGCCACCATTTCGCCGTAAAACAGATGAAATTTGCACCACCCCTGAATGTTCTGCCAGTAATGAGGTGGAATTGTCACAGAAGCCGCCCTTTCTGCTTTTTTAGGGGCTTTAGGCTCTGGCGCTAGTTCCGGCTTGCGGTCTTCCTGGGCGACAACTTGCTCATTGGCAACCGGCTTTACCGTTTCATGCGCCTCAAGTGGACGCTTCCGGGGGCGCCCGCGCTTGCGTTTTGGCTGCGGAATACCCTTATCATTGGTGACAATCTCGTTCATACGACACCTTTTACCCTTCGTTTTATTGGTTTCGACCAGTTTCCATTATAGGACGTTCCATAAATGGCAACTGCGGCTTCTGTGGCCATCGTCAATGCCACCGCATCACCGCGATCAGGGGAAGAAAAGCCACGACGCTTCATGTCTTCCTTGCTTTCCAGCTTCATACGGCCATTGGACGTGAAACTATACTTTGGCGTGACCAAATCCGCAAATAACCCTTCATCATTGGGAATGCGGCAGTCTCTTTTCTCCAAAAAACCCTTCAAACTGCCCCATAATTCAGCCCGAAGGTTAATATATCCGCTTTTCATGCTGGGATTTTCAGAAACATTGATGTCTCTGGCCGGTAATCCCAATTCTCGCAGTCGATCACACACACCAGCACCCACACCGATGCTATCAACCAGTATTTCGACCGGCTTTGTTTCGGCATTGTCGTATAATTGCTTTACAAAGCCGACAACCTGCATCAAATCAAGCTGCTTTTTAACCTCAAGTGGGTGAATTGTCTTGCCCTGGCGGCGTGCCAGCACCGTGCTATCCGAACCAAACCGGGCCACGTCCAGACCCCACACTTCTGGTGCCATAACATCCAGTTCAATATCACGCTTCATGGCGCTTTCGACTAGTTCCAGCGGGATCATGGTATCATCATCACGAACCGGGAACTCGCCAAGCACGCGGACACGGAAAACATTACTTTCTTCGCCGTGCCGCTGCGCCTGTTCTTCGATATATTCCTTGGAAACACGCGGGCTGTCTTCACAGGACACCCGCATCGTCCACCACCCCTCTTTCAAGCGCGTATGCGTGTCAAAAAACAAGCCAGATGTTCGTGTTGGATTGCCCAACAAGATCGTCGTCGCATTATGGCCCGACATTGACCCGCTTGCGGCCTCAAACACTTGTTCTGGAATACCAGACGCTTCATCGCCAATCAGCAACACATTGTCAGAATGAACGCCCTGCAAGGCTTCCGGTGTTTCAGATCGGGACGTTTTAGCGGCCACAAAACTCTCGGAAGGTGCCGCTAGAAGCTCAATTCGCTCTGATTTTACGTCCAAAAGCACTTTAACCGGCTCTTGCAGCTTGTTAATCCAGCTTTTGACCTCTGAAAACAGCGCATCGAACAACTGGCTGGATGTTGGCGCCGTAATCACTGTTTTTTGCGGAAAACGGAACAATAAATGCCAAACCACCAGCCATGACGCTACCGCCGACTTGCCCACGCCATGACCTGACCGGACAGAAATGCGTCTTTCGCCCTTGGCCACCGCCTCTAGCAGTTTGGCCTGCCATTCATCCGGCGTAACGCCCAATTCATAGGTCACAAAAGCAACAGGGTCGTCGGCATATGCCGCGATCCATTCTTCCATGATCGCGACGGCACTTTCAGCGGTTTCAGCCATCAATCACCTTACCACGTGACCGCAACGCATTCAGGTGCATTTCATTCAGGTTCAAATTGATGTTGATGCCGCCGTGGTCGTCACCATACTTCTCCGGGGCCAGGTTTTTGGCCATCCATCGACGGTTTTCAACCCGAAGTTTAGCGCGATTGACCGCGCCATTATCAACACGTTCATTTCCTTCCGCGTCGATATAAATGCCCAAATCTTCATCATCCACAATTGATTGAATTTCCTCGATGCACTGGTCGGCGCGTATGGATTTCGCCTCTTTCCATGCATCAATGTTTTCTGGCCTGCGCAAATGCTTGCTTAAGGCCATAGCCGAAAATCCAAGGTCTTTTGCAATTTTGCTCAACCCTTCGCCGTCAACATAGCGCTTTATCAAGTAGTCAACCCCGCCGCGCTCTGCCAAAGCAGGCGCCAATGTTCCATATTTCGACATTATGCACCCTCCAATACTGCATTTTGCTTCCGTGACGGCCATGCATCGACCTTATTCATCAGGGATGTGCGCAATTCTTCCGCGTCAACGTCCAAAAGAAACGCCAATCGGGCCGTTTCGTCCTGATTCCCGAAGAAAATATCCTCAAACTTGAAGGCGTCGATGCACCAGCACCTCAAACGGGCATACATTGTGGCAATTTCACCCACAAAGGCGTCAACATCGCCCCACGGGATCATTTTCGCCATATCATCGACGCGATTTTCCAGATCATGCCCCCGCAAGGAAGAAATCTGGTCTTCCGCGTTACGAAACAGCGGAATAATCACCATTCGACTGCCAAGATGCATCTTGAACATCGGCAACCAGATAAAAGTAGGCCATCCGGTGATAATCACGTCCTGGCGCTCGGATAACGACATCACCATGCGCAAAAACTCATAGGCTTTATCCGCATAGCGGAAATCACCCTTTATGCCCTCATGCAATACCACCGCATCCGGGCGCAGACGCCCCAATGTGGCGCATAATGTCTGCGTGCCACACCGGCCCGCCGACAGAAAGAAATAGACTTTGTTTTTCACTTCTTCCCCCTAGCTAACTACGGTCCATGTCACATCATCGCCATCTTCCACAGACCAAATGCCACTTTCACCGTTTTCCGGCGTCCACGTCACCGTGTCACCGTCTTCGGGCGACCATAAAATAGCCGCCAACCCAAACAGGACAAACTCACCCGAAGACCCGCCCAAACCAGATAAGACAAAAGCCCCACTCATGTCGTGCGCGTAACCGTTTGCGGGTTATCAGCATCATCAACCGTAAAGGTCGCCGCCGCAGAACCGGAAATATCCGGCACCGTCAATGTCACACCCGACTTCGTAGGCTCCAGCACCCGCTGGTGCAGCATCATCATCGCTTGAGCCAGTGTCGGCACCACGCCATTCGCCGCGTAGCTCTCCGTAATCTGCGTCGTCAGGATGTCACCAACAGAAATATCGTTGAGCGCCGCAATCAGCCCCGGCACATCATCGGATTGTAGCTCGTTCGTATCGGCCTCAATATCAGCAACCGCCTTGCCCAGCGTCCCCGCCGTTGTGTGACCAGAAAGCGCCTCGTCCAACACCGCATCAGCAATCGCTGCTGCTGTGGGGTCGTTCAAATTGGTATTGGCCGTCAATGTGCGCGTTACCGCCGCCCATACATCGGCGGCTGCAATATCATTCAACCCGCTGATCTGCGCCGGAATAGTAGTTCCCGTATCCACAAGAACAGCGTCTACATTGCTGTCAACTGTCGCCAAGTTCGCAGCCGTGGCCAAGGCCGCATCGGCAATGGCAGTATCGACTTCCGCGTTGACTTGTGCCGCTGACAAGTCGTTCAGTGCTGCGATTAACCCCGGCACATTGTCACTCTGCAATTCGTTCGTGTCGGCCTCAATGTCTGATACTGCTTTACCCAAAGTCCCCGCTGTGGCGTGGCCTGCCAATGCTTCATCCAACACTGCATCGGCAATATCCGCCGCCGTTGGATCATTCAGTGCAGCCAGACCAGCGTCAAGTTCGGCTTTCGTCGGGCCGTCATAGTCGGCGAGGGCTGTATCCACTTCCGCATTAACCTGGGCGGCTGAAATATCATTCAACCCGCTGATCTGCGCTGGAATAGTCGTGCCGGTATCCACAAGGATGGCGTCAACATTCGCGTCTACAGTCGCAAGGCTCGCCGCCGTTGCCAGTGCCGCGTCTGCGATGGCCGTGTCAACCTCTGCGTTGACCTGTGCCGCCGAAAGATTATTCAGGGCCGCAATATCGGCAGGCAACGATGTTCCTGTGTCAACCAGAATGGCGTCAACATTTGTGTCAACCGTTGCCAGAGCCGATGCCAGCGCTGCACTGTCTGTCCCCCGCATGAACCTGTTTTCAATCGAGAACGAACCAGCAACAAAGCTGACCGTCTGGCTGTCAATGGTCACGCTAGAAATAATCACAACGTAATCATTCCCCGCTGCAAAGAAACCGGCATCCGTATTGTCGCTGGTATCAATCGAAATAGCGTGAATACCGGTAATCGTGTCAAAGTCCGTCGAGACGGTGTACCCTGCATCGCTGCTGCGCTGGGTCGTGCCACCGTTCTTGTAAATCTCAATATCGCTGGTCGCCAGGCCGGTCAACGTAACAGACGCGCCATTGCTGTCGTAGCTGGCGAAGTTCAAATATACC